GCCTTCGTGTGTTTATTTGTGTTTGAAAAACTTTTGTACCGTTGATGGTTTCGGGATTGATCTTGCAGCCGTTTCGACAACCTCTAACGGGTCGGCTGTTTCGGCGAAGCAATTGGCAATAACCGGGGCTTCAACAGGGTAACGGTACATACGGGTATCATCGGGAACGATCACGCCAATACCGGCAGCGACCATTTCAGCCGCTTTGTTTTCATGCGTTCCAATAACCGTACCGGCGGGGAATACAACCCCGCAATTTGTCCATTCCTTTGTCAGTCGAAGCTTTTTCATGCAAAAACGATTGTGTATTGTTGAATGACGCGGGACAGTTCCGGCAGCTCTGAAAAACCGCTTTGTTCTCCCTCGTATTGTATGTGTTCAATAGTCAGCGTACCGCCTCCGTTCAGCGTCACGGTTCCGGCGTAAAAATCAATTACACTTCGAACTGTGGCGGCTGCATTGGCGGCTGCACTTGGCGTTACTGCGTATATGTCAACCTGAACGCGTGTAAAATCCAGCGTCGAGGCTCGTGTTTTCGAATTGGTTGGAACGTTCCCGGTCACGTTCACCGCCGCCGCCGGATACGTTGCGCCCTGCAAAATCTTGTCAGGATACACACGTCCTGCAAAAACTGCATTTGCGCCTACATTGGCGGCTATCAGTGCTGCGATGGGGCCGGATGCGTTCATCTGTTTTCTTCGGCGTCATCGCCGTTCTCACTCTGATTATCAAAAGCATTGACAAGTTCGACTACAAGTCGCATTAAGTGGCCTTCAAAGCCATAAAGCGGAGACCATTCTTTTGATTGTTCAATGAATTTTTTAATTTCATCAATTCTTTGCTGTTCCATGCGCTTTGTTTTATGTTGTTTATCTTGGCGTTGTTCCTCTTTGTTGGTGGAATCGGTCGGTTGCTGACATTTTCTTAGCCTCTCGGTTGATTACTTTTGTAAATTCAACTTTGGCTATATTGGCTATTTCATTTTTGGTTGCATCAACGGACGGCCCAATAAATGGCCGGGGTGGTATGCCCGCTGCCGGTGCGCCGTATTCCTGCCATGCTGCATAGTATCCATCTGTTCGATCTCCCGCAAAGGTTCCCAAACTTCCTGATTTGTCAAGTTTAGCGCCAACGTAAACAGCGGACTTTGAACGTCTGAACTTTAGCACATTAAAAGACCTTTCAAGATTGCCAGGCATATAGGTCGCAACTACCCGACCATATCCTTTAGGTGCGCGTAGCCCCTGAAGTAGCTTTTCGGTTTGATACCGATTGTGCGGCTTTTCAGATACGGGAGCCCTAAACCGAATCTCCTCAATAAGCGGCGCAGCTGCTTTTGACATTACGCGAATTGTCTGCTTTTTGACTTCATCGCTCATCTTGCCAAGGCCAGAAATAACGTCGGCAATTTGCCGCGTTAAATTATCTTTTTGCTGTTTATTAAAACTGCTATCTGCCATCGTTTTCTTTGAGTTTTGCCGTTGCCTGTGTATGGTTTCGCCTGCCTAATTCTCCGATCCGTTCGATGTCGTATATGTCCGTTTCATATTTCAGCCGGTTTTCTGAAGCCGAAAGACCGGCGTAATACCTGATCGTAAAAATTGCCACCCGTGAAGCGATAAGTACGTTGTCTGCATACATTTCACCGCTGCCTGTTTTCGGGTAATCCACACCGCACCAAACCGTTGCCGTATCCGTCCATGTTTCCACGGGCGTGTTGTAGGCGTCGTTCGTTGTGCTTCGCGTCTGTATCGTAACACGCCTGTCCAATGTGCCGGGGTTTAGTCCTTTGAGCATTACAGCAGGCGTTTACGGTGATTGAATGCCATGTACCCGGCGGACCGGGTGTAGGGTTCATTGTCGTTGATCTTCTGATCTTCGCGCCGTTCGTAAAGCATGGTCAGGTTAAGTAGAATCGAAGTCTTTGCTGATTCCGGGGGTACTGCTTCGCCCACCACATAGCGGATAAATACAGCGTTCGGAAAGTCGCCAACTTCAGGCTTATCTGCATCGGATTTCAGCACAACACGGGGCGTAATACCGACCGGGTCAACGGTGTAATCAGATGCCGGGACGGTTTGCGTCACTTCGTTTTCGTCCAGGTATCGTACATCGGAAACGCCGACAACAGGGTAAAGCGGTAAAGCAAAAACGCTATCATCGGGCCACCGATCCCAATAGGCAACAATCGTACGAACTGCAACAGACCGGCCCGTTTCATCCTCGAACTTTTCACGGCAGGCGGTAATAAGGTTGCTGATTAATGCGTCCTCGTCGGACGTATCAACTCTTAGCTGTGCCTTTGCCTCCGCAAGCGTTATCGGCTCGGCGTTCAGGTCTGTTGCAATTTCGTACTTAGGCCACATTGTAGCGTAGTGTTTGTGTTTCGTTACGACGGGTGAATTCCGACGCCAACGGTGAAGGCCTGACCGTGTTCGACCGCTACGTCCCAATACGAATTGGTAACGACGCGCACCGTGCCGGTGGTTGCCTGTGTGTACGGGTCGACAAGGATATCAAGGCCGCCCCACTGGCAAATCATCATTTTCGCCCAGTTTCCGTAGAAACCGTAGTAAGTGCCACCGCTGGAAGGCGCAAGCGTCGATGTGTTGGCCGTGTAGCCGTTCACCTCGTTCATGCCGTTGTTTGCGCCCTGTGCCAGGTAGATGCCGTTTGCGGACGTGCGTTCTTTGGTTTTGAGCGCACCCATAACGGACGGGTGAAACAGGTAGCGCAACGTGCCAAAATTTGCGTCATCGGCAGCCACAAGCGTTTCCATTTCAACCAGTTTCGCCCATGTTGCGGCAGACTGGAATGTTACGGTGTTCACGCCGGATTCAGAAATCAGGCCGGTAATGTTGCCCGCGTTGCCGGAAAGCGCAGCGGTGTCAAGTGCATTTGAAACGCCCTGATTCAGACGGTCACGAACGAAGTTTTCCATGCCGATGGTCGACTGAATAAGGATTTGCTTCGAAATGTCCGTGTATCCGGCCAAACGGTTGGGCGCAACCTGTACGCGGTCGAATGTCGGGGAAAGAGCGTTTGCAGCGCCAGTTTCAGTTTCCCATACCGCCGTAACACCGGCGTCGTTGCGGGGAAAGTCGATGTTACCTTGCAGTCCGGTCAGGAAACGGCAACCCATACGGCGAACAATCGGCATCGGGTCGAGCAACGCGATAAGCGGGCCAATGTCGGTTTGTACCGTGTAGCCGCCCTCGGTCGTTGTGCCTGCGCTCATTGCGCGTTCTTCTTTTCCGGCATTTGCCAGCCAGTTCGGGATGAGCAGGTTGCCGGATGTTGGCGTACCCATTGCGCGGGCTTCCTTTTCGGCTTCCTGGAACATTTCGCGCTCCAATCCGGTCAACTGACCGCCGGGCTTCGACAGTTCGTTGATGGCTTTGATAAGGCGAAATTCGCGGGCAACCGTACGCTTGTCATCGCCGCGACTTGTCACAATGGCGGGAGCGGTAACGGCAGGGTTTTGGCTGTTTGCGCGGGCTTCGGCTTCGTCGGCTTCAACCTTTGCTTGCAGGGCACGGATTTCGTTTTCCAGTGCTGTGACGCGCTTTTGTGCGCTGTCGAGTGCAGCCGGGTCTTTGGTTTCGTCCCATGTTTGGGCTTCGACCTTTTCGCCAAAGCTTCGTACTTCGGTCAACGCCGCCGCCCGCTGTTCTTGCTTGGATTTAAGCAGTTCTTGCGTAGTCATGTTTATGTGTGTTTAGCCAAAAAAGATGCGATCTCTTTACGGCGTTGGTTAAGTAATTCTTGTTTGATAACCTTTTCGTCGTACGAACGCGCGGCTGCTGTGGTGTCCGGGTTTGCCGGATACGTTACGGGGCTTACGTCGTACATCTTTTTGACCTTTTTGATTGTGCGCACTTGCTTGCCTGCGCCGTTGTTTCGCGTCCACATTTCAACTTCGGGATCTTCGTAGTCCAGCCCGAATGCCCACGAACTTTGCGTTACATCCCGTCGGTCGATGCTTACCGTCAAATCGCGGGCCGCCGTTGTATCCGGGATGTCGATTTCATACAGCACTCCGATGTCGTCAATTTTAAGGCGAAGCGTTCCGGCTGTGGTGCGGCCTAAAACAATGGAAGGGTCATGGTTATAAAGCGCCCGCACGTCGTCCATATCGGTTTCGTCCAGTGCGCCTTTTGCAATTTCCTCCTCAAACCATCCCATGTCGTAACGCTGCCCGAATTTGAGCGCATACCCGCGTAACGTTTTTTTGCCTTCCTCATCGGCCCGCATTTCAACGGTGCCGGTAAAGGCGCGTATTTCTTTGCTCATGGCGTTTCGTTTTGTGGTTCGTCTGCCGTGTCGCTTTCCGCATCGCCGTTTGTAGCGTCTGTGGTTGGCGTATCCGCATACTTACTCTTTAGAATTTCGTCCAGCGTATCCATCGGGGCCATATTCTGCTGAATAAACAGCTTATCGCCGCCGTCGATCTTGTTTAGGTTCTTTTGGCCACGTACCTCATTGGGTGTCATCCATCCGTTTTGAATAGCCGACGCGTAGAAAGTGGCCTGTGCTGCCATGTCGCCCATCATCATGGTAGAGAGGTCGAAGGCAAAAAAGCGGCGTCGGTTTTTTACTTCCGAAGTCGTGAATAGCTTGGTGGTAAATTCTTCCTGTATTTGCAGGCTCCAGGGTTGCAGGCAATGGATAACAAAATCTTGGTTCTGCTGCTCCATGTTGCTAAATGTGGACTTATCCAATTGGGATAAAAGGTGTAGCGGGACTTTAAAAATTTGGCTGACATCGACCGTTGTTAGGTTTCGAAAGTCAAGTACGGCGGCTTGTTGCGGGTTGTTCTGCACCGGCTTAAAGTCTGCGCCGCCGTCAAGTATCAGGCTTTCGCCCGCGTTTTGGGTGCCGGAATAGTTTTCCTGGATTTGCTTTCGAAGGGCGTTGTATTGCTTTTCGGACAACACATTAGGAAAGCTATAAATGCCTCCGACGGTTGCGCCCTTCGCCATGTACGTGTTACTGTATTGCTGCGAACCAATGCCCACCGAAATACTGTCACGGTGTACAAGTGAAACCTTACGTCCCATTTCACCTGTTACGGTCACGCCCTTAATGTGGATCATATCCGTGGCTGGCAGGTAGTAATTCACCGATATGTCGTACATGGTACCGGATACCCAATAAAACAACTCACCCGTATTCGAGAAAACCAACTGCACGATTTCCGGCGGTATAATTTCCAACATCAACGGCTTGGCGTTGTCATCGCGGTAAATACGCGCGTACCCGTTGCCAAAGCAGGCATTACGGGTAAGGGTCTGAATAAAAACGTGGGTATTGTAGTGGGGATGCGGTCTGCCGTTGAATAATTGGGCAACGGGGCTTGCAAAGTCGGGCGTAACGTCGCCATGGGATTCCCGGTAAAAAACTCCGCGTTTCAGGGATGCGATACCATCAGCGATGTAGGCAATGGCGGCCCACGCCGGGGGCAGTGCCAGTATGCTTTCATCGGTAACGTAAATGTTGGGATTTGCCGACGGTGTGCCGAAATAGCGCACAATCGTAGCGTCGGTAAGTGGTGCGCCGCGCTGCTCGGTGGCAGGCGGCGGGGTGTCTTTATTCAGAAAAGATAAGATACCAGTCCAACGCATAGCACAAAGTTGGTGCTAAGACCATGCTAATACGTTGACTTTTAGTGTTTTGAAACACAAATATTATTCTTCTTCGCGTTCTCTTAGTTGTCTTTTAATCTCTAATTCAATTTGTAGTTTCATTATCTGCATCATGAGTTCGTTTATCTCTTTTTGCCTTTCCGCATAAGCGTTCCAATCCGGCTCTGGAGCTGTTAATACCCTGTATGCGGAATAAGCAGCGCCCAATATAAGCGGAACGATAATAAAGACTATGCAAAACGTTTCGAAAGTCATGGCTTATATTTTTCAGCGTATTTAACCGGGTAGTCTGTGCAAATATGGGTGGCATGGGTTAAGTCCCAATCCGGGGCAAGTTCGGGAAGGCAGGCGACAATTGCCGGGGCGCTTCGCATTTCGTCTGTGATCGGGGTGCCGGGGTAAAGCCAATACGCGCCGCTTGTTGTTCGCGCAAACGGTTCTTTTTCGTGCATGAAGTGGTTTGCAAACAATGGCTCTAAACAAACACTAAGCCCATAAATAGCCCACATAATACCATCCGTTTCTTTCCAGTGCATCCAAAGCATAGGGCTTTTGGCCCAAATCCATGTAACGTCAGTTGGCATATTTGGCCCATCATGACCAAGCATAAGCCCGCCTGTCTTTTTAATATACCACAAATCCAGTTCCACATCAAACCCCATATCTAAGCATTTTTGCGCTTGGTTTTGGGTGTTTTCCGTTTCCGGGTCGGGGCCGTAAAGGTTGCCGCGATGTGCTATTATTTTCATGGTTTGTAGTTTCGTGGTATTTTCAAAAACTCTATTGTTCCATCGTAAAGAACAGCGCCATATTTGCCGCCGCGCTTTGCTACTTCTTTAATTGCCTGCTTTTGTGCAATTTCAGCATTAGCCCATTGACCTAAAATATAACTGCCCCGCCAGCCAATCGGGAGGTCGGGAAAGTCACGTATCATAATGACGGTTATCATGGTTTAAGTTTCGTTAAAACAGCAATACCCCAATCATCGGGGCAATATTTTTCCACCTTCCATTTTTCTGGGTTCGCGTGCTGTACGGCGTTTTTTGGACCGGGGTGCAAATTCACGTCATGCAGGACAACAACGCCGCCAACCGGGATAAGGTCGGTATAGGCAAATTCCTGTATTACAGTGTTGATGCTGTGCCAGCCGTCGATCATCAAAAGGTCAATGCGCTTTGTAACTCGCAGATCGTTGAAGGACTGCAAAACTTCATCCACTTTTGTGCTGTCCATTTGGATGACGTGCCTGCCCAAAACGGTATCGACAACAAAGCCCCGATCTTCAATGTCAACGCCAATGTACGCGCCGCCGTATTGGGGAATGTCTGCAAGTATGCAAGTCGATGTTTCATCCCACTTATTTGTAGACAATCTGGCAACGCCTATTTCCATCCTGATTTCAAACTGCCGACGGGAAAGGGCTTCGCGCAAAATCGCCTGATTGCAA